AATTGTGCTTCGCCCCTTCCGTCGGGGAACCGGCGAAAGGGGCGGATCGTTTCTGAGCCATTATGAAAACATCATGGTGAGAAACGGAGTAAGTGCGATGAAGATGGCCAAAATCTGTGCGGCTGTCGTGGGTGTTTCGCTGATGGCGGGACCGGTGATGGCGGCGAGCCTGAACAGCAAGGATCGGGCGCGGGTGGCGCGGGCTGCGCCGCGTGATCGCGACGATGTGCGCTACTGCCTGCTTCAGGGCAAGAAGGGGCGCGACAAGGGTACGCTGATCGGCGCGGCCGGTGGCGCGGGCGTGGGTGCGATCGCAGGCGGCAGCCTGGGCGAGACGTTGCTGGCGGGTGCTGCAGGCGCGGTGGCGGGCCGGGTGATCGGCAAGAGCGAAGGCACGAACAGCGTGTGCGATCGGGTGCTGGCGCGGAATAGGTAGAGCGTCGTTATGGGATGAATGAGAGTTCGGTCGCGTGGCGGCTTTCATTCATGATCTGGCTAGAAACAACGCATTCTTGACGGCATGGTCGCGCCAACGGAGGCGGACTATGTTTGATACGATTGGGGCATTTGGAAAGCAGTTCACACCGGCAGACGGTGGTTATCTCTACTATCCTTCACGCAAGGCTGGCGGAAAGCTGGTAACGCATGGTGAATATGCGGATCTTATGGCCGGATGGCAACGCGTTGTCGGTCGCAAAGGTCAATGGCAATTCGTTGGCGTGATATTCGCAATCATTGTCGTCTGGGAACTGATTTCCAATTGGCTGCAATTCCCAGATTGGACTCAACAGACGATGATCATAGCCTGTGTCGGGCTGCTGATCGCTCGGTTGTTTCGCGCGAGCTATGCGCCCCGTCGATTGGTTGGCGGCAGGCCGGATATTGCGCCGCCGCGAGCGCGAGCGGATGTGGGCCGTCAGGCGCGCTCTGCCCTGAATTGGCCCTTCGTCCTGTTCGCTCTGGTCATTAGCGGCTTGATTTTCTTTGGCGGGCTGGGCGCGTCAGTGCGCCCGTTTTCATGGTGGGCCTGGACGATCGGTAGCGGGGCTATGCTTGTCGGCTACATTTGGATCGCGGTTCGCAAGCTGATAGATCGCTGACGGGGCGCTGTCCCCTCTCCAAGTTTCGGTAAGCGGCTGACGCCGCTGACCTTCACTATCCTCTCCCCCATGGGGAGAGGATTTTTGCGTTTGGGGGCTTTGCATGAAATGGTTTGGGACGAAGGCAGTTGCTTCTGCGGATGCGCGGCCGGTTTTGGCGCGGGCCTGGGGTTCGGGCGCGGTGGCTCTGGGGGAGTGGCCGGCTAGTTATGAGGCGCAGTTGCGCGCAGGCGTGATGGGCAATGCGGTGGCGCAGCGGGCGATGCGGCTGGTGTCCGAAGGGGCGGGCGCCTGTGCGATCAAGATGCGGGATGTCGACGATGCGGCGGTGGCCACGGTGGCGGCGCTGGTCGGGCGGGCTTCGGCCGGGCAGGGGCTGGTGGAGACGTTGGCCTGCCATCTGCTGTTGCATGGCAATGCCTATGTGCAGGTGATTGCCGGAGCCGATGGGATGCCCGCCGAACTCTTTGCGCTGCGGCCTGAGCGCGTCAGCGTGGAGGCCGATGCGCGGGGATGGCCGGCGGCCTATCTCTATCGGGTGGGGGAGAGCGTGACGCGCCTGTCGCCGCAGGATGGCGCGGGGCGCACCGGTGTGCTGCATATCAAGGCGCTGCATCCACTGGACGATCATTATGGGCTGGGCTGTACCGGCGCGGCGGCGGGCGCGGTGGCGATCCACAATGCGGCGAGCGTGTGGAACAAGGCGCTGCTGGACAATGCGGCGCGGCCCAGCGGCGCGATGGTCTATGATCCGGGCGATGGGTCGGTGCTGTCGCCCGAACAGTTTGAGCGGGTGAAGCGGGAGATGGAGGTGGCCTTTGCCGGCGCGGCCAATGCCGGGCGGCCGATGCTGCTGGAAGGGGGGCTGAGTTGGCGGGCGATGAGCCTGACGCCGGCGGAGATGGATTTCGTGGGCCTCAAAAGCGCGGCGGCGCGGGAGATTGCGCTGGCTTTCGGGGTGCCGCCGATGCTGATGGGGCTGCCCGGCGACAACGCCTATGCCAATTATCGCGAGGCGAACAAGGCGCTGTGGCGGCAGACGATATTGCCGTTGGTGGCGAAGATATGCGGGGCGCTGGCCCAGGGGCTGGACGATTGGTGGCCGGGACTGGTCATCGCGCCGGACCTGGACGCCGTGCCGGCGCTGTCGGACGAGCGCGCGGCGTTGTGGGAACGGGTGGCGGCGGCGGATTTCCTGAGCGCCGACGAGAAGAAGGCCTTGCTCGGACTATGACTGTGTTGGCCGTGATTTTCGAGCCGTGAAATGTTCCATTTCCCTCAAAATCACTCAGAAGGCGTCCGGCGCGCGGGCGGGCATGGAATCGAGGCGGCAAAAGCCATTGTCCCAATTCCAGCTGCCACCCTGCACGATGCAGTCGCCCGCCCGGAACAAGCCGAAATGCCAGGCGAGGGCGGCGAGGATGACCAGAGCGAGGATGATCAGGACTTTGCGAGGGGCGCGTTTCATGGGGCGCAGATAGGGCGGCGCGGGCCTGAAGAAAAGATGGGTTCGCGCGGAGGCGCGGAAGGCGCGGAGAGAAAGAGGGGAAAGGTGCCGCCTTTTGCGGTTTTTGGGGCGGCTTTTTGGGAGGATGGGACATGAAAGAGGAGATGCTGGCGCGGCTGGTCGCGCAGGCGGAGGGGCGGCCGATGGATATGGTCACCGTCCGCGCGCTGATCGAGGAGGCGAGCGATCTGGGGGCGGAGCGGGCGTTGGAGCGGCTGGGCCTGGCGGACCGGCGCGCGGAGGGCGATGTGCGGGAGTTGCGCGAATTGCTGTCCGCCTGGCGCGACGCGAAGAAGGCGGCGCGCGGGGCGGTGATCGGTTGGGTCGTGCGGATCGCGATGGCGATGATCCTGCTGGGGATTGCGGTCAAGGTGGGGCTGGTCGGGTTGGTGCGCGGATAGCCGCGTGCTTCGACAGGCTCGGGACGAACGGGGGTGAGGGATGGAGGGCGATGTGCGCTTTGCCGGCTATGCGGCGATATTCGACCGGGTGGACCGGGGCGGCGATGTGGTGCGGGCGGGGGCCTTTGGCGCGATCGATCCGGCGGGCGTGCCTTTATTGTGGCAACATGGGCCGGGGCAGGTGATCGGTGTTGTGGAAAAGGCGCTGGAGGACGCGCGGGGGCTGCGCGTGATCGGCCGGGTGTCGCGGCGCACGGCGGCGGGGCGCGAGGCGGCGGCGGCTTTGGCGCGGGGGGCGCTGGACGGGCTGAGTTTTGGGTATCGGGTGCGGGTGGCACGGGGCGTGGGGCCGCGCGAGTTGCTGGGGCTGGACCTGGTGGAGGTCAGCCTGGTGACGCATCCGATGCAGGATTTGGCGCGGGTGGTGGCGGTGGAGGGGTAGTGTTTTCCCCCTCATCCAACTTCGCCTAGCCAGCAGGCTAGCATGGCTTCGTATCCTTCTCCCCCGAGGGAAGAAGGTTTTTTATGTGACGCCCAGCCATTGCAGGCCGCCGGGTAGTATAGTCGAGTTGTAGGACGGGGTTGGGGTGGCGGCAAGAGCGCCGATCCCCCTCTCCAACTGCGTCTAGGCGGCGCCGCCGCCAAGACTTCGTATCCTCTCCCCTGAAGGGGCGAGGAAAATATGGGCGGTCCATCTGGGCCGCCCTTTTTTGTGGAGACGGGTATGACGGATCAGGTGGTGGATAGCTTGGAAGCCAGTTTCGATGCGGTGTTGCAGGGGGAGCGGATCGAGGGGTTGGAGGGTGAGATTGCGGCGCTGAAGGGGGCGTTGCTGGCGCAGCAGCGGCCGGCGCTCGATGGGGTGAAGGGTGGCGCTGTCGATCCCGCGCGGGCGGCGTTCGTCGATCGCTATTTGCGGCAGGGGCATGAGGCGGGGGTCGAGTTGAAGAGCTTTTCGGGCGCCAGTGGCGCGGCGGGGGGCTATGCGGTGCCGCGCGAGATCGATCAACTGATCGGATCGACGCTGAAGGGGATTTCGCCGATCCGCGCCATCGCCAATGTCGTGCGCACCGGGACGGCGGGCTATCGCAAGCTGGTGAGCGCGGGCGGCATCGTGTCGGGCTGGGCGAGCGAGACGGGCGCGCGGGCCGAGACGGGGACGCCGAGCTTCAACGAAATCGCGCCTCCGGCTGGTGAATTGTTTGCCAATCCGGCGGCGTCGCAGGCCATGCTGGACGATGCGCAGTTCGATGTCGAAGCCTGGCTGGCCGGCGAGATTGCGCGGGAATTCGCGGTCGCGGAGGGGGCGGCCTTCGTCAGCGGCAATGGGACGAACAAGCCCAAGGGCTTCCTGACCTATACGACCACCAACGAGGCGGACAGCGTGCGTGCGTTCGGGTCGCTGCAATATGTGGCGTCGGGCGCGGCGGGCGGCTTTGCGGCTTCGAACCCGCAGGACAGGCTGATCGACCTGGTGCAGAGCCTGCGTGCGCCGTACCGGCAGGGGGCGAGTTTCGTGATGAACGGCGCCACGCTGGCGGCGGTGCGCAAGATGAAGACGAGCGACGGCGCGTTCATCTGGCAGCCGGGGCTGACGGGCGGGCAGTCCGCGACGTTGCTGGGCTATCCGGTGGTCGAGGCCGAGGACATGCCCGATATCGCCGCGAACAGCCTGTCGATCGCCTTCGGCAATTTCCAGGCCGGCTATGTCATCGCCGAACGCAGCGACACGAGCATCCTGCGCGATCCGTTCAGCAACAAGCCGTTCGTGCATTTCTATGCGGTCAAGCGGATCGGCGGCGCTGTGGCCAATTCGGAGGCGATCAAATTGATGAAGTTTGCGGCTTCTTGATGACGGGAGGGGGCGTGCTGCCCCCTCATCCAACTGCGCCTAGCCAGCAAGCTGGCAAGGCTTCGTATCCTTCTCCCCCAAGGGGAGAAGGTTTGGGGGGAGGCTTTTGGGCTTTCCCCCCTTTTTCTGGGGGGGTGGCTGTGGCGATCACGGGTTGGGAGATGGCGGATCTGGTGCGTGAGGTGTGTCTGGATGCGGGGGCGGGGCCGCTGATGCTGGGCGGGGCTTTGCCGGGCTATCGTGGTTTTGCGGCCGCGATCAGTGTCGGTGCGACTTTCCCTTATGTGATTCAGGGGGTGGTCGATCCGGGGCAGTGGGAGGCGGGACGCGGGACGATCAATCCGGGCGGGCGGCTGGTGCGGGTGCCGCATGCCTCTTCGGCCGGGGGCGAGGCGGTGGATTTCGTCGCGGGGGAGAAGCATGTCGGGCTGGCGCTGCATGCCGACTGGGTCGCGCGGGTCGAGGGGCATGGCCATGGGATCGAGGCGATCGAGGGGCTGGCGGCGGCGATCGCGGCTGGCCCTGCTGGCGGTGCGCTGACGAAGGTGGATGATGCCAATGTCAGGCTGACGCTGGGCGGTGAGGCGGCGACGGCGTTGCTGACGCCGGCGTCGATCAGCGTGAGTTGGTCGGGACAGTTGGCGGTGGCGCGCGGCGGGACCGGGGCGGCGAGCCTGACCGGCTATGTGAAGGGGAATGGCGCAGCGGCGATGAGCGCGAGCGCGACCATCCCCGCGAGCGACATCAGCGGGCTGGGCAGCATGGCGGCGCAAAATGCCTCGGCGGTGGCGATCGGTGGGGGGACGGCGGTCCTGTCCGCCTTCAGCCTGACGCCGGCGTCGGGGCCTGCCCATGCGGCGGTGAGTGCGGTTAACGGGCAGAGTGCGGCGCTGTCGCTGGGCACCGGCGGGGTGGAGATGTGGCGGGTCGAGCGGATGGCGAGCGCCAATAGCGGGGGCAATGCCGGGTCCGACTTCGCGTTGCGGCGCATGGATGATGGCGGCGCGGCGCTGGGGACGGCGATCGCGATTTCGCGGGCGAGCGGGGCCATCAGTTGCAGTGCGAGCAGCGCGCCCGTCCTGTCGGCGGCGCGGACGGGGAGCAATTTCAATTGCTGCTTTGCGGCGCAGACCAGTGCGGGGACGCTCTATTTCGGCAATGCGGATGGGACGCGCTTTGCCATCGGGCCTAACAGCAACCTGGCGGTGTCGCCCTATCTGACGGCGAGTGCGACCAGCTTTGCCATCGGCGCGAGCGTGGAGACGAGCTTTGCCAGCGGCGGGCGGCCATTGACGGATAATGGGCTGGCATGGGGCACGGCGGCCTATCGTTGGTCCACCATTTATGCCGCAAGCGGGACGATCAATACATCCGATGCGCGGGCCAAATGCGATGTCGGCGCGGCGGATGCGGCGCTGATCGAGGCATGGGGCGCGGTCGAATGGCAGCGCTATCGCTTCGTCGAGGCGGTGGCGGAAAAGGGCGAGGATGCGCGCTGGCATATGGGGCTGGTGGCGCAGCAGGTGCGCGACGCGATCGACCAGCAATTGGGTACGGGCGCGGCGCTGCGATGGGGGCTGGTGTGCCACGACAGTTGGGAGGCCGTGCCCGCGCAGGACGGGGTGCCGGCGCGGGCGGCGGGCGACCGGTGGGGACTGCGATACGATGAATGTTTCGCGCTGGAGGCGGTGTGGCAGCGGCGGGCTATCGCGCGGCTGGAGGCAAGATTGGCTTTGCTGGAAGGGGAAAGCGGCCATGCTGGCGGGTGAGGCGATCGGCGCGGGCGCGCTGGGCACGGTGCGGGTGACGGGCCTGTGGCGGGGGCCATGGGGATGGGGCGTGCGGCCGGGGTTGGAGGCGCGCGTGGGAACGCGGGACGGCGCGATGCGGCCCGAAGCGAATAAGGGGAGCAAGGTGCGATGAGCCTGACTGTCAAAGACCCGCAGGCGGGGGTGGATCATGCGATCGACTGGTCCGCCTATCTGGCGGGGCAGAGCCTGGTGGCGAGCCTGTGGACGGTGGCGCCGCAGGAAGAAGGCGGGCTGGCGATCGAGGCGAGCGCGTTCGAGGCGCAGCGCAGCAGCGCGCGGGTGAACGGTGGAATTGTTGGGCGCGTCTATCGGCTGACCAATCGCGTCACCTTGTCCGACGGGCAGGTGGATGAACGGTCGGTGACGATGCGGGTGGAGGAGCGCTGAAAGCGATGGTGGACGAGAGCGAGAGCGGGGCGCTGGCGGCATCGCTGGCGGAGTTGAAGGCCTATTTGCGGATCGAGACGGCGGGCGAGGATGCGGTGCTGGCGGGCTTGCTGCGCAGCGCGGCGGCGTTGTGCGAGCAGTTTACCGGGCAATGGCTGGTGCGGCGCGCGGTGGGCGAGACGGTGGCATGCGATGGCAGCTGGCAAAGGCTGGCCGCACGGCCGGTGGCGGCGATCGACGAGGTCGAGGCGGTGGATGGCGAGGGCGTGGTGCTGGCGTTGCCGGTGGAGGCCTATGCGATCGACATCGACGCAGCGGGCGACGGATGGGTGCGATCGACGCGGGCGCGGGCGGGCGAGCGGTTGAAGATACGCTATCGCGCGGGAATGGCGGCGGAGATGAATGGGCTGCCGGAACCGCTGCGGCAGGGGATCGTGCGGCTGGCGGCGGAGCATTTTTCGGCGCGGGGGGCGGAGAGCGCGGCGCCGCCGGCGGTGGTGAGCGCGCTGTGGCGGCCGTTCCGGCGGATGCGGCTGGCATGAGGGGGCGATTGGTGGCGCTGTTGGAGGCGCGGGCGGCGGCGCGGCGGATGCGGATCGTGGCGGCGTTGGGGGATATGGGCGTCGAGGCTGTGGTGGAGGGGGAGGATGTGCGGGCGTCCGGGGCTGGGCTGATGGGGCGCTGGTGGCGGGATCTTGGGCTGCGGGACGCGGGGAGGGACCGGATATGAGCGCGGAAGTGGTGGCGCGGGCGGCGGTGATCGCGGCATTGCAGGCGGACGGGGCGCTGATGGATGGGCTGAATGGCCTGTTCGATGGCGATCCGGGGCGGGCGAGCGTGCCCTATGCCTATGTCGATGTCTGTATCGGGGCGGACTGGGGCGGGAAGAATATGGACGGGCGGGAGGTGCGGATCAGTCTCGCGCTGCGCGTGGGGGATGAGGCGGCACGGTGGCTGGGCGACATGATCGCGCGGATCGATGCGGTGGTGGCGGGGCTGGGCGTGCAGGATGGGTGGCGGATCGTCACTGCGCGGCTGGTGCGATCGCGGGTGGCGCGGGAAGAAGGGCGCGACGGGGGGCGGGCGCCTGCGGGATGGCGGGCGGTGATCGACTATCGGTTGCGGATGGTGCGGGAGGGGTGAGGGGTATCACGCCGTAGGCATTTAGAGTCTGATGGCTTGAGACGGATCCATTACGTCATCGCGAGCGGAGCGTGGCGATCCACTGTCGCGCTTGTGGATCGCCACGCTTCGTTCGTGCCTCTGCGAGCCTTATTTTGGTTCGCGCGGAGGCGCGGAGACACGGAGGCGTTTTGCCTTGCTCCGCGGCTCCGCGGCTCCGCGTGAATAATTTGCTGCGTGCGGCGCCATGACTGCCTGCGGCGCCATGACTGCCTTCGTCATGCAGGGCTGGACGCGGCATCCTGTTTTTTCTCGCTCATAGTGCGGGAAGAAAGCGGGGCCCCGGATCAAGTCCGGGGTGACGGCTTCTGGCGATGTCAGGCGCCATGATTGTCGCGGTCAGCGGGGTTGGCTGCTTTCTTCATATTCGCTGGTGATCTTGTCGACATATTCGCTGATCTGGTCGTCCGCGTCCGAATTGGCGGCGGCGTCGGACATCTTGTCGGCCTTGTCGGAGGCGACGATCGCCGAGCGGAAGGCGGCTTCCTTGTCGGCGCAGGCCTTTTTGGCTGCCGACTGGAAATCGCCGACGGCCAGCTTCTTGTCGAGGGCGGGCTGGACCTGGGCGCTCAGGCATTTGGAAAAATCCTTGCGCCCGGTGCCGACCGCGTCGGCGGACGGCGCGGTGGCCAGCATCATCATGAGCGAAGCAGCAACAATCATACAGACCTCTCCATAAGCGGCGCAGGACGGTTGCGACCTGATGGTCGGGCCGGCGCCGAGTCCCCTAATTTTTCGCGATTTTCCGGGTGGGAACAGGGTGTTGCCCGCGTCGGGATCGCTTGTCGGGAGAATGCGCCATGGGCGTCGAAAAGGGAAGTACGTTTCTGTTGAAAGTGGGCGATGGCAACATGCCTGCAACATATGCGACCGTGGCCGGCATGCGGACCACGCAGCTGTCCGTCAACGGCGAGGCGGTGAACATCACCAGCAAGGATTCGGGCGGCTGGCGCGAATTGCTGTCGGGCGCAGGGGTGCGGTCCGTCAGCGTATCGGCGGCGGGGCTGTTCACGGGCTCTGCGGCCGAGGTGAGGGTGCGCGGCCATGCGCTGGCCGGGACGATCGAGCAATATGAGCTGAGTTTCGAAAGCGGCGAGCGGATGCGCGGGCGATTCCTGGTCACGCGGCTGGACTATGCCGGCGATTATAATGGCGAGCGCAATTATGCGCTGAGCCTGGAAAGCTCAGGTCCGGTGGTGAGCGAATGAGCGCCGGGGTGGCGAACCCCGCGCGCGGGGAAGCGGCGCTGGATCTGGGCGGGGAGCGGCTGGCGCTGCGGCCGAGTTTCGGGGCGCTGGTGGCGGCGGAACAGGAATTGGGGCCGCTGTTCGATCTGGTCGAGCGGGCGGCGGACGGGAAATTGTCGCTGGCCGATCTGGTCGCGCTCTTCTGGCATTGTCTGGTGGATCGCGACGCGCTGAGCCGCGAGGCGCTGGGCGAGGCGATCGTCGCGGTGGGGCTGGCGAAGGTGACGCCGGTGCTGAAAGCGATCTTGCAACAGATATTGGCGGGAAAATGACGCGCTTTGCCGATGCGGCGGGGCGGCTGGCGGGGGTGGCCGGGTGGCTGCTGGGCTGGCGGCCCGATGAGTTCTGGCGCGCGACCCCGGCGGAACTGGCGGCGGTGTTGCGCGCGGCGCGGGGGGAGGAAGCGGCGGAGGCCGGGGTGGATGGGGCGGAGTTGGGGCGGTTGATGGGGGTGATGCCGGATTGAGGGCATGACGGTGAGTGTGTGGGGCACGCCCCCACCCCAACCCCTCCCCTGAAGGGGAGGGGCTTTTCAGGTTGAAAGGCAGTCATATGGACGAGGACATCGAGACTTTGGTGGTGCGGGTGCGGGCCGATACGCAGGGGCTGAGCCGGGATGTCGAGGCGATGCGGGCGGGGCTGGAGGGGCCGCTGGGTGAGGGGGCGGACCGGGCCGGGCGGCGGATCGAGCAAGGGCTTATGCGGGCGGTGCGGACCGGCAAGTTCGGGTTCGAGGATCTGCGGCGGATGGCGGTCAGCGTGCTGGACGAGATTGCGGCGAGTGCCTTGCGGTCGGCCGTGGGTGGCGGGGGCAGTGCAGCCGGTGGGCTGGTGAGCCTGGGGGCGTCTTTGCTGACGTCGGCGCTGGGGCTGCCGGGGCGGGCGACCGGTGGGCCGGTGGCGCCGGGGCGGGCCTATATGGTCGGTGAGCGGGGGCCGGAAATGTTCGTGCCGACGTCGAGCGGGCAGGTCGTCGCGCAGGGCGGCGGCGGGCGGGACGTGCGGGTGAGCATCGCGGTCAATGGCCGGGGTGGCGAGAGCGAGCCGCGCTTGCTGGCGCGTAGTGCGCGGCAGGTGGCGCGGGCGGTGAAGGGGGCGCTGGGCTGATGGTCGGGACAGGATATTGGCTGGCGGACAAGCGGCGGGGGCAGGAGGCGCGCTGGATCAAGCGCTTTGCCGCGACGCACTGGACCGTCAATTTTCCGCGACCGATGATGGCGAGCGTCGTGACGACCGCGCCGGACGCGGTGCGGGTGGATGCGGTCTTCTATGGGTCGGGGGATCTGGCGGGGCTGATCTGGGACGCGGCGGATGGGTGGAGCCATCCTCTGCTCGCTTATGAGACGCGACGGGATTTTCGGGATTGCACCCTGTCCTTTCGCTGGCGCAGCGGGGGCGTGCGCAGGCTGGACGAGACGCATGGGCCGACGCTGACGATCGAGGGGCGGGATGCGGACGGTGCCCCGCGCGCCTGGTATGTGCGCTTGTGGAACTATGCGAGCGGTGGGCCGGAAGATGCTGTCATCAGGCTGGATTTTGCGGCGCTGACGGGTGGTTTCGACCTGCCCGAGGATGATGACCCGGTGTGGGCGGGGGATGTGGACCGGATGTTCATATCGCTGGTGCCGCCCGGCTATGATGAGGGGGATACGCCCTTTGCCGCTGCGGTCGAGGGGTGGGCGGAGCTGAGCGAGATTGCGTGCGAGGGCGCGGGGTCGGTGCTGGCGATCGGCGACGTGATGCTGCCCGAACATGGGCTGTCGATGGCGACCGGCTATGACGATTGTTTCAACCAGACGCCCGAGCGGGTGGTCGGGGCGATCCATGCGCTGGGCTATCGCGGGGCGATCAACCATTATGTCGGGATGAGCCACTATTTCCGACTGGAGCGGCTGGGAGGCGGGCTTTACGTCAGCCTGAGCGGCGGGGTGCTGAATGCGGCCTGCGCGGCGTGGCATCGGGACTTTGCGGTGCGGGCGAAGGCGCTGGGCTTCGATGTCATCTGGTCGCTGTCCTATGAATTGTTCGATGCGCATTGCAGGAACGACTGGAAGCAGCGGGCGGAGGATGGCGCGCCGGCGCTGACCGGATGGGTGCCGCCGTCCACTTTGCTGTCGCCGGCACATATGGGCGCGATGGCCTATTTGCAGCAGGTGGCGGGGGCCTTTGTTTCCATGGGGTTGGAGGCGGGGTTGCCGATCCTGTTTCAGGTCGGCGAACCCTGGTGGTGGGTGATGCCGGGGAATGGGCGGATATGCGTCTATGACGATGCGGCGCGGGCGGCACTGGGCGGGGCCGTGGTGTCGATCCCCAGTGTGTGGGACGATCTGGATGCCGGACAATGCGCGCTGCTGGATGCGGCGGGGGCTTTGCTGGCGGCGTCGACGGCGGCGCTCTGTGCGTCCGTGAAGGCGGTGGCGCCGGGGGCGGTGACGCATTTGCTGGCCTATCTGCCGACCATATTGGACCCGCGCGCGCCGGAGGCCAAGCGGGCGAACATGCCGGTCGGGTGGGCGGCGCCGGCCTTCGATATACTGCAATTGGAAGATTATGACTGGGTGACGGAAGGGCGGCCCGGCCTGACGGCGAAGGGCGTGGCGGCGGCGACGGCACGGCTGGGCTATCCGATTGCGGAGCAGCATTATCTGGCGGGGTTCGTGCTGCTGCCGGAGCAGGCCGCGCAATGGGGGCTGATCGCCAAGGCGGCGCAGGCGGCGGTGGCGCGGGGGACAGCGCAGACCTTCATCTGGGCGCTGCCGCAAGTGTGCCGTGATGGCTTTACCTGCTTCAGACAGGGTGGGGAGGATGATGTGGAAGCCTTTGACGATATAGTCTTTCCGATCGCGATGGGCAGCCAGGCGAGCGTGTCGCCGGCCTTTTCGACGCAGATCGTCGAAAGCCCTTCGGGGCATGAGCGGCGCAGCGCCGATTGGGCGGATGCGCGCCTGTCCTTCGATGCCGGGCCGGGGGTGCGGTCGGAGGCGGATATCGCTGCGCTGATCGCTTTCTTTCGGGCGCGGCGGGGTGCGGCGCGCGGGTTTCGCTTCACCGACCCCTATGACGATCGCAGCTGCGTGCCGGGCGTGGCGCCGGGGCCGATCGACCAGCGGCTGGGCGTGGGCGATGGGGTGATGACCGCCTTTCAGTTGATGCGCCATTATGGCGCGGGCGACGAGGCGCAGGGGCGGATCATCACGCGGCCGGTGCCGGGTAGCATCCGTGTGGCGGCCGATGGCGTGGAACGGACCGAGGGGTGGAGTCATGCGGGGTTGGGCGTGATCGCGTTCGACACGGCGCCGGGCGCGGGCGTGGTGCTGACCGCCGGATACCGGTTCGATGTGCCGGTGCGCTTTGCCGAGGATCGGCTGGACATCAACCGCGCGACCTTTGCCGCGGGCGAGGCGCCTTCGGTGATGCTGGTGGAGATACGCGAATGAGCGGCGTTATAATGAGTGATGGGGAGCGGCTGAGCGAGCCGGTCAATACGCTGGCTTTCTGCTGGCGGATCGAGCGGCGGGATGGGGTGACAATCGGTTTGACGAGCCATGATCGCGATCTGAGCATCGGCGGGCTGAGCTATCGCGCGGCGCCGGGGATGACGCCGTCGGCGGTGCGGAGCGGCATCGGGCTGCAGGGGGAGGATAGCGATGTGGCGGGCGCGCTGTCGAGCGACGCCATCAGCGAGGCGGACCTGATGGCCGGGCGATGGGACGGCGCGGCGCTGGAGGTGCGGCTGACGCAGTGGGAAGCGCCGGGCGCGCTGTGGCTGTTGCTGGCGCGGGGCGAGATGGGCGCAGTGGCGCGCAAGGGCGGGGCATTTACGGCGGAGCTGCTGGGCGCGGCGGCGGTGCTGGGCGGGCCGGTGGCGCCGTCGACTTCGCCCGATTGCCGGGCGCGGCTGGGCGATACGGCCTGCCGGGTCGATATGGCGGGGCGGCGGCGGATCGTGGCGGTCGGGAGTGTCGAGGAGGCGGGGGTCTTGGTCGGGGGGCTGCCGGCGGGGGCTTATGCGTTCGGGACTTTGCGATGGCTGGGCGGGGCCAATGCCGGGTTGGTGCAGGGGGTGGTGGATAATGGCGTGGACGGCGTGACGCTGAGCGATCCGCCGGCCTTTGCGGTGGCGGCGGGGACGCTGGCGCTGCTGAGCGAGGGATGCGACCGGCAATTGGCGACCTGTGCCGGGCGCTTTGGCAATGCGGTGAATTTTCGGGGCGAACCCTATCTGCCGGGGATGGATTTGCTGACCCGCTATCCGGGCGCATGAACAGCGTGGTCGAGCGGGCGCGGGCGATGATCGGCGTGCCGTTCCGGCTGCATGGGCGGAGCGAGGCGGGGCTGGATTGCGTGGGGCTGGCGGCAGTGGCGCTGGGGCGGGAGGCGCCCTGCGCCTATGGGCTGCGCAGCGGGGATGTGGCGCGGGCCGAGGGCTGGCTGCGCGCGGCGAGTTTGCGGTTGGTGAATGTGGGGCGGCCGGGTGATCTGGCGCTGGTGCGGCCGGGGCCGTTGCAACTGCATCTGATGATCGGGACCGGGGCGGGCTTTGTCCACGCCCATGCGGGGCTGGGGCGGGTGGTGGAGATGCCGGGGGTGTCGCCGTGGCCGGTGATCGGGTGGTGGAGAGCGGAATAGATCAAAGGTCCGTTCGTTTCGAGCCCTTCGACTGCCTGCCAAGGCAGGCGCTCAGGGTAAACTAAGTCGAGAGACATGAAGCGCAGCGCTTGCCGCTTCTCGACACGCTCGAAGCGAACGGAGGTTTTGGGGACATTTCGGGGAGGGACATATGGCGACGGTGGTGCTGACGGCGGTGGGGACGGCGCTGGGCGGGCCGGTCGGGGCGGCGATCGGGGGATTGATCGGCAATGTCATCGACCATCAGATCCTATTCAAGCCCAAGGGACGGGAAGGCGCGCGGCTGGCCGACCTGCAGGTGCAGACGTCCAGTTACGGCACGCAGGTGCCAAAGCTGTTCGGGACGATGCGGGTGGCGGGCACGGTGATCTGGGCGACGGACCTGAAGGAAGTGCAGAGCCGGAGCGGCGGCGGCAAGGGGCGGGGGAGCGTGACCAGTTATAGTTACTCCGCCAGTTTTGCGGTGGCGCTGTCGGCGCGGGCGATCGGGCAGGTCAGGCGCATCTGGGCGGACGGCAATCTGCTGCGCGGGGCGGCGGGGGATTTCAAGACGGAGGTTTCCGCCTTTCGCGTGCATGGCGGTGGAGAGGATCAGGCGGTCGATCCGCTGATCGCGGCGGCGCAAGGCATTGGGGTGACCCCGGCGCACCGGGGGATCGCCTATGTCGTGTTCGAGGATCTGGCGCTGGCCGATTATGGCAATCGGATTCCGTCGCTGACCTTTGAAGTGGAGGCCGATCACGGGCCGGTGGCGATCGGTGCGGTGGCCGGGGCGTTGAGCGACGGGCGGCTGGGTGGTGAGGGGCTTGCGCAAGTGGCTGGCTTTGCCGCGAGCGGGGGCGATGTGCGGGCGGCGATCGCGCCGCTGGTCGAGGCCTATGGGCTGGCGCTGCGGTCGGATGGCGCGGGATTGCGGCTGGCGGCAGTTGGTGACGGGGCGGAGGGCGCGATCGACGCGGATGGGCTGGCGAGGCGGGTGAACGGACGGGATGTCGATCCGGCCGAGCGATCGGGCGCGGCGGCCGATGCCGTGCCGGTGGCGCTGAGCCTGCGACATCATGATGCTGCGCGCGACTATCAGGCCGGGGTGCAGCGGGTGACGCGACCGGGGGCGGGGCGGCAGGAAGTGGGCATGGACCTGCCCGTGGTGATGGCGGCGGACGATGCGCGCGCGCTGGCTGCGGCGCGGCTGGCGGATGGATGGACCGGGCGGGCGACGATGACGCTGCGTTGCGACTGGCGGGCCCTGGCGCTGACGCCCGGTGCGGTGGTGGAGGTGGCGCAGGTGCCGGGGCTGTGGCGGATCGAGGAACGGGAATGGGAGGCGATGGCGGTGCGGCTGGCGCTGCGACGGGTGCCGGGGGCTGGCGGAACTTTGCCGGCGGGGGCTTCGTCCGGCGCGATCGTGCGGCAGGTGGATGCGCCCCATGGGGTGACGCGCCTGATGCTGGCGGACCTGCCGCCGATCCGCGACGGGGTGGCGAGTGCGCCTTTGCTGGTCGCGGCGGCGAGCGGCGGGGCAGGCTGGCGCAGTGCGGCGCTGTTCGTGATGAGCGAAAGCGGCGAAGCGATGCCGATCGGGCGCAGCGCGTTGCGGGCGGTGATGGGGGTGGCGGACGATATATTGCCGCAAGGGAGCGCGACGCTGGTGGATCGGCGTCATTCGTTGCGCGTCACGTTGTTGGCCGACGATATGATGCTGGGTGGCGCGGACGAGGCGGCGTTGGGGCAGGGGCGCAACCTGTGTCTGGTGGGGGGCGAGTTGATCCAGTTCGAGCATGCCGAGCGGATCGGGGCGGATCGCTATCGGCTGAGCGGGCTGCGCCGGGGGCTGCGTGGGACAGAATGGGCGATGGCGGGGCACGGGCCGAGCGAGCCGTTCCTGTTGATCGAGGAGGATCGGCTGGTCGAGCCGCTGGCGGCGATGGGCCGTGTCGGGGAACCGGGCGCGATGGCGCGCGTGGCGGCGCTGGGCCTGGGCGATGTCGCGCCGGTGGAGGCGGCGATGACCATCGAGGGGGCCGCGATCGTGCCGCCATCGCCGGTGCATCTGACGGTGCGGGGCGAAGGTGGCGGATGGCGCATCGGCTGGATCAGGCGCAGCCGGGCGGGATGGCGATGGAATAGCGGCGGCGACGTCCCGCTGGGCGAGGAGGTGGAGCGCTATGCCATCCGCCTGCTGGACGGCGGGGCTGTGGTACGCAGCGCCGAAAGCGGGGTGCCGCAATGGACCTATGACGCGGCGATGGTGGCGGCCGATGGCACCGCCGGGCGATCGCTGGTCGTGGAGGTGCGGCAGATGGGGACGCTGGCGCCGGGGCGGGTGGCGGCGATCGACTTTGTCGCCTGAGGCGAGGGCGACTTCGTCGCCTGAACGGAACCAAGAGGAGAATGGGTCATGGACGGAACGGCGCGATGGGCGCTGCCGCTGCTGTTTGCAGGGCAGGCGCAGAAGGAAATCACGCATAATGAGGCATTGGTGCTGATCGATGCGCTATTGCACGGACGGGTGGAAAGCGCCGATCTGGCCAGTCCGCCGGGGACGCCGCTGGTGGGGCAATGCTGGATCGTGGCGGATGGGGCAACGGGCGACTGGGCCGGGAAGATGGGGGCGATCGCGCTGTGGACCGAAGGCGGATGGCGCTTTGTTCCGCCGCGTGCGGGCCTTTGCGTCGCCGTCGCCGACCGCGATCACCGTGTTTTTCACGACGGGACAGAATGGCGGGCCGGGGCGATCCGCCAAGACGGCGTCTACCTGAACGAAGATAAAGTGGTGGGCGCGAGAATGGCGGCAATCGCAGGACCGGTCGGTGGCGGCGTGATTGACGTGGAGGCGCGATCCGTCGTCGCAGACATTCTGGCTGCCTTGCGCGGTCATGGGCTGATCGCCGCCTAA